ATTTTCTTAAAGATATCAATATCAAAAGCTGAAAGCACCATTTGCAACATTGCAACTGCCGCAAAAGCCCAATTAAAAAGAGCCATTACACCTTTGATAGCTGTTCCGACGAATCTAAAAGCTACAGCTAATCCAGACAGTTTAGTAGCGGCCATAGCAATGATTGGATGAGACGCTTCAAGTCTCGCATTAAAAGCCGTCTGTGCCTGTGTCATAGCTCTAGTTTGTATTACAACTCTACCTTCAGCCTGATTTAATTTCGCTAAATCATCGAGGCGTCGCTGAGTTAATTTTGCTCCCCGACCGGCTTCTAATAAACTTATCTGATCTCCTTTACCGAGCAACTTTTTAACTTCTCCTCCTTCGCGAACCCCCGTTCTACCCCCACCCAGAATTGCACCGGCTTTACCTTCTGCAAAAGTCTTCTTAGATATTGCCGCCAGTCTCTGAAAATTTGCAATTGCGGTCTCAGTATCAACTGACAGGGAAACAAACATCGTTTCCAAACGCATAGACATAGAGTTAATACCAGCGACAACAGCAGTTCCCATAACCTGACGTAATTTTCCCATTACAATCATGGCTATACCACCAAACAGAACTATCTGATTACCGCCTTCCTTAAAAAAGTCTATTAAAGGCGTAAGAACATTAGCCAGAAACCCACCAAATGAAGTAGCCAAATTCTTTACCGATGCTAGTAGTTGTTCAAAACTTTTTTGAGAATTATCTGAGGATGTATCGATATTCGCAAATTTTTGTTCACCCTCATCAATAACTGCATTTAAAAATGCCTGTCGTCTTTCAAAATTTGTTAAACTACTGGCTGCTACATTATTAGCTGCCGCATATTTTTGGACAGCTGGCTCAATACGGGTAAAAATACCCAATTCGTCAATAAGTTCCGGTTCTAATTTAGCCGCACCACGAACTAGTCTATTATAAGAATCAGCTAAATCTCGACCTAAAGCTCGGGAAGCTTTCATAGAAACTTCTGTTAATCGTAGAATTGATTCCTCTCCGAAACCAGCTGATAAGGCAGCATTTAATTGAGTTGCAGTATCTACAAGACTTAATTGGCCGTCAGTGATTTCTTGCACTTTAGCAATAATAGAGTCACCACTAATTCCTATTTCTCTCGCTAATGTCCGTGTTCCCTTAACAATTTGTTCTGCTTGGGCTGCCCGTTGTAAAGCACTAAAAGCCATAGTTATAGCAAAGATATTAGCCGCCGCACCAGCATAGACAGAAACCAATCCACCCAAGCCGGAGGCTTGTGCCGAGAACTGTCTACCGGTAGAAGCCGAAGCTTGGCCCAGACGTGTTTGAGCACGGCCAATTTTTTCGGTTTCTTTGGCCGCTTTATTTGCACCTTGAGATGTAAATAAGAGTTTTATTCGACTAACAATATCAACCATTTATTTCCTCATTCTAGCTTGAGATTCTGCTTTTTTCTGAGATTGTTCTCGTTGTCTTTCATACACTTTCGAAGCTTCTCGAATACACATTTGCAATAAATCTAAAACATCTTTTCGATTATCCATCTCATAAATATTCATAATATCCATTAATCCCGCGTATTCTTTTCCCATCCAGACTCCATTCATTCCTTCAATTTTATCAGGTAAGATATTAAAAAGCAATAGAGCTTGTTGACAGTTAAAACTTAAGTCGTTAATATCAAGAGGTATTTCATTTTCATCAATGGGAAGACCCATTTGATCATGAATTTGAAAATATTTCTCTTTATCAATTCCCCCGCCTTCTAAGTAGTAGCCGAGGAAGTCTTCGAGTTTTTTATCTCTTGTTCCTTATCTTCAATAGTAAACTGTTCATAATCTTGCATAGCATCAGTAATAAATTGATCAAAAACAGTAGAGTTTTTAATCAATTGTAGTGCCTCTTCTTCGTTATACGTAATTTCCTCTTGAGGATCAGCGTTTGTCATATCAATGGGAAGAAGTTGAGGAAGGTCTTTTACAAAAAGTCCTTTCCATCCCTTGATAGCTTTCTTAGTATACTCATCTAAGAACTTGTCATTATCAATTTCTTCTTCTCGTTGCCGAGTTCTTTTATTGAACTTATACGTTAGACTTCGATTACGAATCTTCATCAGATCGTCTCGATTAAGATAAACTAACGAAATAATAAATCCGTCAATTTCTGGATATTCTACCTCAATGGTAGTTTCTTGTGCATGTAAATTTGCAATTTTACTCATGTAATTTTCCCCTCTTTGTGGATATAAAAAAGGGTGTTCACCGCGTTATCAACTTTGTATCACGCTGAGGGGAGGCATGATACGACGTTACGGTGAACACCCATCTGGATAAATTTAAATATAGCCTAAACCCCCTCAGGTATAGTGATTTTACTTAGCTACGGTAATTGATAACTCATCCCCCGTACCCTTAACTTTTTCTTGAGCTAAGAATTCTGCGGTGATTCCAATAACGTCTTCAATCGCATCGGTTGGGAAGTTAAACTGTACCGCCGGCATACCGAAGTTAACGTAAGGTGCAGTATTTCCTCCAACAATTAAGTTAGCCGAGGTAACTGAAGCTACTGAAGTACGAGTATCTGCAACAAGCCCTTTTAAGAACCTAGAAGAATCATTTTTATCAGTATCACTTCCGGCACGTAAATAAGCACTAATGGAACCAGTAATAGTTTTAGAACCTGTAAACTGACCAATTGGCGTGTTCAAGGAAGCTAATTCTTCTGGTGTAAGATACGTTGTATTGTTAGTATAGTTAAAACTCATCGCTGTAACTGGGAAACTGTAAGCATTAGCTACATACTGAATCTCCAATTGACTCAAACGGTTTTTAATAAACGACGCAGTCGTTTCGGTAGTATTAACAATATGTTTATCCCACTTAGCACAACTAATTGAACCTACCGTAGCAGGCGCATGAAGATGAGAAGCGGCAACAACATTAGAACTGGCATTACTGGTAACAGTCGTGCCATTAGCTAAAATACCACCAAATACAAGAACTGCTCTGTCTCGTGCGTGTGCGGCAGGAGTAGATACATCATCTGTTAGAGTAACAAGTTTAGTTCCCATTCCTGTCCAGGTGGTTAATGCAATTCCATCAATAGCAGCATCTACGGCTGCTTCATTAACAGCTGCATTTACAATTTGATAAAACACGTTATCAAGTTTCATATAAAGATGATTTTCAGTTGCTGTGGGGAAATTAGTCGTGCTCGCCTGAGCGTTCGCTAATTTAACATGGGTTCGAGTTCTTAATACTCCCCCATTTTCCCACGTAGATTTTTCGTTAGTTGCTCCTGATGCTGGAGACTGGTTAGAAACCAGTGCCTGCCACAAGAACCAATCGCAAAGTGGTTTAACGTTGCCCGTAAAGCTTCCACTCGCACCTTGAATACCTTCTTGAATTCCAGTTGGTCGTAGGTACGTTTGAAAATTCCATTCTACAGGGTTCACAGCAGTATTGAAACGCTGTGTACTTCGATCTGGAGTAGTTCCACTTTCTAAAGTAGTAATATCTTGAGTAGCAGATGCTTGAGAAAATGCAAAACCTGCCATAATTTCTATTTTCCAAGTATTCGCAGCACTCATAGCAGTGGCAGCTGCTCCTCCATTGAGATCTACTGTCGAATAGAACACTTCACTATTACGTTGTAAATTAATTTGGGTTGCCATTCGGATAGCTCCTTTTTATATTAGTCTGTCACATCGTATTGAACTGTGACTACAACTTCTCCAATTCCGTAAGGGTCTAGCAACCCTTCGTCGGTTCCCATTGAGGCAACTTGAACATCCATCATCCCATATTTTTCTGTATCCATATTATATATGACAAATTCGATGTCTTGCATTGTGCTTTCAAGTTCCGCAATGGCGTTCTCTGTATGAACGTAAACACGAAGCATGATATCTAAAGTGGAAGTTGTAAGTCCTTTAGAATCATATACTCTGTTTTCTGTCCCTGCTTGAAGGTAGACTGAGGGAAAGTCATTAATTTCATCAAGAAATTTTAAACGTCGGAAAACATTATCAAAGAGATTAACTTGATAGGTGTAACTCGCATCAAAAGTCGAAGCTGCACCATTAATT